TAAAAATAATTGTGTAATCATTATATTCTAAACTATTATTTATAATTTGTAAATTAAGCGCTTAATATTATTATTAAAAATTGAATATAAATAATTCAATCTTGCTATTAAAATAATACAAACATGAATTTACAATTTTATATTGAGGATAGAAATTACGAACTATGGTATGCTAATGAACAAAATACTCTCGAGCGACAAAATATTTCAATAAATCCATTTGAAGAAAAAATATTTACTGGAGATGTTTTTGAATACAAAGAACAAAAATTAAGACTATTACATTCTTGTATTCGTTCAATAAGTTATATGCCAGGTGTCTTAATACTAGAAAATAATAAAACATATGGAATGTCGGGCTCTAAGAATAAAAAATATTTATACAAATGTATTCCTGACGATAAACGCTTACCTGAATTTTTAGTATCTTATGAAATCAAAGAAATGGGATTCATTAAAAAATTTAAAAATAAATATGTAACATTTCAATTTAATAATTGGACATCTAAACATCCACATGGAACAATCATACAGACGATTGGTAATGTAGATATTTTAGAAAACTTTTATGAATATCAACTCTATTGTAAATCATTAAATGCATCAATTCAAGGATTTAATCGTGCTACAATGAATGCACTAAAAATAAAACCAAAAGAAGAATTAATAAAGACCATTCTATCAAGTTATCCAGAAATTGAAAATAGAACACATAAACATATATTTACAATTGATTCTGAAACAACATCAGATTATGATGATGCTATAGGATTTACACAAATAAATAAGGATGAAAGTATTATTTCTATTTATATTTCCAATGTTTCCATATGGATGGATGTGCTTAACTTATGGTCTTCTTTTTCGGAAAGAATATCTACTATCTATTTACCAGACAGAAAAAGACCAATGCTTCCAACTACACTTTCTGAATGTTTATGTAGTCTCCAAGAAAATGAAATCCGCTTTGCATTTACTCTTGATGTTTTTATACAAAATGAAAAAATAATTAAAACTGAATTTAAAAATACTGCAATTAAGGTAGCAAAAAATTATAGTTATGAATCGAATGAACTATTTTTAGATAAAGATTACAATCATATTTATAATTTATGTAAGTCCATACACAAAGAATACAAATATGTTCAACATATTAGAAATAGCCGTGATTTAGTATGTTATTTAATGATTTTAATGAATTATTTATGTGCAACAAGAATGTCAACATATAATAATGGTATTTATAGATCATTAAATATGAATGTTCAGAATAATTTACCAGAAAATCTTGACGAAGAAATTTATAAATTCTTAAAAATATGGAAAAATACATCTGGTCAATATATTTGTAATCAAAAAGTTGAATCACATGATATATTAGAACTAGAATCTTATATACATATATCATCTCCCATTAGAAGACTGGTAGACCTATTGAATATGATTCAATTTCAAAAAAATGAAAATATGATACATATGTCAGAAAGTGCTTTTGAATTTTATTTAAAATGGACAAATAGAATGGATTACATTAATACTACTATGCGTTCTATACGTAAAATACAAACCGAATGTACAATATTAGAATTAATACAAAATAATCCTAATATGGATAAAAATAAATATGAAGGCTACGTCTTTGATAGAATAATACGAAATGATACACTGTTTCAATATAACGTTTACATACCTGAATTAAAAATAGTTTCAAGAATAGTTTGTCGTGAAGAATTTGAAAATTATTGTAAAGTATTATTTCGTATATTTGCATTTACGGACGAAATTCGCTACAAAAAAAAAATTAGAATACAACCAATATTATAATACAATATGCTATAATAAATTTTTATTAATATCAGTATCTATTATTAATTTTTTTATTTCTTCAAGACGGTCACTAGCATCTTTATGCATTTTTCTACCTTCTCTTAAAGCATAAGAAGTAGTAAATAGTTCATCATCAAAATGTTTAAACATACGAACTTGAAATAAATCATATGCTTTTTGAAAAGAAGTAGTAAAATCATTATTTCGTGCAAATAAATCATAAATTATACAGCGTTCTACTTCATAAGCACACAATAAATCCGCTTCACGTACAATATGGTACATTTTAATAAACTCTTCGGTATCGTTTTTTTGAAAAGGAAAACCTTCTTTTTTTACCTTAGAATATGACATTGTGTTCATAATTCTCAAAATTGTATTTATATCTTGTTCAACATAATCACAGTCATTTAAAAATGTTTTAATTTTAATTATACCTTGTTCAGGTTTAATATATTTATGATCACACATATCATGTAATAATGCGGATGTATATACAATATGTTCTTTATTTTTTAAATAATCAAATTTTACTAGCTCTTCATCATATATATTTTTAGTTGTACGTAATATATCCATTGAATGTCTTACACCATGCGATTCATCTATATTATAAAGATTGCATGTAGTAGTTATAAATTTAAATATTTTATTTAGCGAAATCAACATATATGTACTATATAATTCTTTTTAATACATTAAAAAAATATAATTATATAGTATAATGAAATTAACTAAGCGTTTTTCAAAATTATGTACTCCAGCCATGCTGTATTTTGTATTATCTATGATTGCGTTTTTAATGATGGCATTCCAAAATATGAGTGGTGACCACCATAAATATTGTCTTGGTACTTATTCTTGTCAAGTAGATAATATGCCAGGAATATTTATTTTCAAATTAATTTACATTTTATTTTTTACATTTGTATTAGATTTAATTTGTAAAGCAGGATATAGTGGTATTTCTTGGTTTTTAGTATTATTACCATTTATTTTATTATTTGTATTACTTGGTATAATGATTATCACAAGACGTAGTATTGTTGATGAAATGACATATCAACAAGTATTAGTAGCTTAAACATATAATGATTGATTCGTTGCAACAAACTTCATTGTTTTTTCAGGTATTTGTTTTAATTTAGACAATAATTCCATATTTCCATATAGTTCACAAACTGTTTCCAATTCTGCAGAAATATTATTTATTTTTAAAAGCGCTTTTACAAACTCGCCCAAAAATATATTTTTTTCTTGACTCAATCCTTTTAATAAATGTTTACACTGAGCCTCGTTTTCACTTTTACACCACTCGATAGTCTCATTTATAATGTCAAATGTAATATTATCGGAATCAATTGGACTATTAATATAATTATTTATTTCGAATTTTTCATAATCATTTATTAAATCAGTTAATTTGAAAATACAATCTTTTAAACTATTTCCACAATCTGGAACTCCTTGTTTTAATTCTTCACTAACACGAATATTTGTAAATATACTAAAGAGCCCTACTAATTCTTCTACATTAAGATTATTCATCATATTTGAGTCATAAATACAATCTGATACTGCTAAGCAATGAGTTTCATGAATCGTATTTGCTATTTGTCCCTTTATAGTTAATTCATAATTATTATCTTTATTTATTAAATAATTTTTACTTTCTAATAATTCATTTATTATTTCACATTTATTAATAATATAATTTGCTGTTTCATGTAAATTATATTTAGCATTATCTAACTTGTCTTTCAAGTCAGTATAATCATTATATCTTTTTTTGTCAATATCAAACATTTTAAAATATTTCTCTCTAATATCATTTAATTCTTTTTCTGCCTTTTTCCTTTTCTTGTTTGTTAACATGGAGATATTTTTATTAATTTCATTGTATTTTTCTATTTCCTCACTTGGGACATGTGACAAGGTTTTTATTTGAGTTTCCTTTATTTCTAACTCTTTTTCAAGTGATTCTATTTCACTATTATAATTTTTTCTAGTTAATTCAATATCCTCTTGCATCATACTTCTCTCAATATATTCTTTATAATTCGTTTCTTTAATGGAAGTTAAGTTTAAAAGTAAATGATAAGAAATAGCGAACTTTGATTTTAAAGTTTGTGGAATTCCAGAGAGAATCATTTTATATTCATTCATTGTTGGATAATTATTTCCAAATAAATTATTGCAGTGAATAACATGTCCAACTGTATCAATATTTCTTCGTCCTGCTCTTCCTGCCATCTGTGTGTATTCATGTCCCAATAATAGTCTCATACCGTTTGATGAAAATTTAGATAAATTACTAAATATTACCGTTTTTGTAGGCATATTTAATCCAACTGCAAATGTCTCAGTAGCAAATAATAATTTAATATATCCTTTTGAAAACATAATTTCGACAATCTCTCGCAAAATTGGCATAATTCCACTATGATGAACTGCTACACCTTTTTCTAAAAGTGACACCATAGTTTCATATTCTGGTAATTGTAAATATTCTTCAAAGTTGGGTAGTTTTCGCATCATTTGTTCACATTCATTTCTTACTATATAAGGAACTTTACTATCATCTTCCAATAAATTTACGCTTATTTGTGAAGCATATTTTTCAACATTTTTTCTTGAAAATACAAAGCATAATGCAGGCAACATGTTATTTTCTTTTAGGTGTTTACATAATTCATTTAATACAAAAGCAGGCGATGTATATACCATATTGGCATGAAACAATCCTAATGTTTTCTTTATTGTATTATAGGTATCATCCTGAAAACTTTCATTTTGTTTTTTAATTGCTATTGGCTTGCCAATAACTTTGCGAATTTGTTGTTGAATTTCTTTGTCTTTAATTTTTTTAAAAATTGCACTAGGAGAATTAATATAACAATAGTGATGTAATGGTACTACACGTTGATTTGTTGAACATAAATGCACCTTTTTTTCTCCTTTTTGTTCTTCGCACCATTTAGCAAATTTTTCCGGTTTGTCAATTGTTGCTGATAACATTACCATTTGTACATGAGAAGGAAGCATCATAATTGTTTCTTCCCATACTTTTCCTCTATCTGCATCATTAATATAATGAATTTCATCAAATATCACACAATCTAATTCATTTTCAATATCCATTTCAAAATAAATATTAGATGATTTATATTTTTCATTATCAAGTCTTTTGTATAAATAGTTTTGAAGAATTTCTGTTGTCATTATTAATACTTGTGCTTCAGGATTAAACTTCATATCACCAGTTAATATTCCAAAATTAATATGAGGAAATTTTTGTGTAAATTCATAATATTTTTGGTTGGAAAGAGCTTTGATTGGACTTGTATAAATTACTTTTTTACCTTTTTGATAAAAATGTTCAATTGCAAATTCTGCTGGTAATGTTTTTCCAGAACCAGTATGTGCTGTTACCAATACATGTTGTCCATTCACAATAGCTTCAATTGCATGTTTTTGAAAAGGACTTAATTCAAAAGAATATTGATTATGATATTTATCATAAGAAACTGTATTATAATCATTTGAACAAATTACAACCATGGTTATTTAGAATGAATAATATATTTAATTTATATCAATTTTTAGTTTTAATAATTAATAAATTATGAATATTAATTTCTCATAATAATACATTATTATGAGCAATGAAGATTTAGATGAAACTAATAATTCAGATAAAAAAACATTCATGAAACATGTATTTCGATTTGATCAAGAAACTAAATTTGACTTGACAAATGTATGTCAATATTCACTTTTAGCAACTATTCCTATAATTGGATTAAATAAATTAATGAAGCATTATATTCCAGAAGCAGATGACACTAAAAGCAGTATTGAATTAGTATTAGAAATAATTGGACAAATTATCATATTATTTATTGGCTTGTTTTATATTCACCGTATTGTAACTTACATTCCTACTTATACTGGTGAAGAATATCAACCTGTTACTTTATTAAATATTGTATTAGTAGCATTGACTATTTTATTAAGTATTCAAACTAAATTGGGAGAAAAAGCAAATATTTTAGTGGAAAGATTTGTAAATATCTGGGAAGGCCATACTACTATTAAGGAAAGTTCAAAAAATAATACAAAATTAAGAGTAACACAACCTATTGTACAACAACCAAATAATAGCGTAGCAATGAATACTGCTCCGCCAACATCTAACTATATTGATAATACAGGATATCAAATAGGTACAATTCCTCCCGGAACAGCAATGCAAAATCCACCATTACTTCAACAAGGAGCACCTGATTTTAATGGCATGTACCAACAAAATCCTACACCATTAATTGATGCACAAACACCTGGTATGGATATGGGTGTTATGGCAGCTAATGAAGCATTAGGTGGTGGTTCTTCGTTCGGAATGTTTTAAGTGTTAACATATATTATTTTATAAATATAATATATGTCAAATTATAATAATAAAAATGGTGGTATGTTTTCTAGCACTGCTGCAAGAAATTTTGCAAGAAGAACCGCAAATATAGTAAGAAAAGTAGGTGAAGGAATTATAGAATCTAAAACACAAGATAAAGTTAAAGACGAGTTAAAAAAATTAGAAAAAGGACATTATTCTAAAAAAAAAAGTCCAACTGGAACAAGAAAAAAAAGTCCTAATAAGTCAAGAAAAAGCCCAGCTAGAACAAGAAAAAACAGTCCTGATTCAGAATTTATTTTTGGACCACTTACAAAAGAATCAGCAAATAAAAAAAATAATAAAGATGATAAGGCATATAAACCACCGAGTACTTATTATGCAAATAAAGGAACAATTCAACCAAGAACAAATTTATCTCGACAAGCTAAAAAAGACGTAAATTATAATGAAGACCTAACTCGAGTATTACAAAGTGGACAATTATTAAGTTTTATTCCTGCAAGTCTTTATGGAATTAGTGAAAATAATACTAAAAAAGGTGGTCGACGAACGCGTAGATATAAGAAAACAAATAAGTTAATAAAAACTCATAAAAAAAGAAAAATACGTAAATATAAAAAAACTTAAAAAAAATTTATTTGTATTATTTATAATGAATATTACAACAATATTTAGCCCTTTATATTTTGTATTTGCCATATTTTCTAACAATAATGGTACTGATACAAATAATTTACGTGGAAGCTCTATTTTACTTATAAGTTCAAATGATGATTATTATATAAACGATGATTACTATAACAACTATTATTTAGATGATGATTATTATTTAGATGACTATTATTAAGAAAATAATTATGTTTAAATAAGAGAATCATAAATTTTTAATATTTTATAAAATCCAAAAGGAAAAAATATATGCCATAATACATGACCATATTTTGAATATTCGTTACAATATAGTTCTGATACTATCCAACTGATAGCACCGATTGATGAATAAATTAGGTATGATATTACAGTTTTCTTATAATTATAAATTTTAGACACATCATATATTAAGTAAACCGTAGGAATTATATAAAATGTAAAAAATAACGAAAACAAGTAATCAATTTGAGGAATAGTATTTGATGCAATAAATATTGGTACAAATATTGTATTGAGTGTATTGATTTTATTTTGATAATCATAATCATATAATTCTAATAAACCACATATACCAAAATAATTTGCTAATATCATGGTTACTTCATCAAGGTGTTTTCCAAGCCATGATAGAGTATAATGGTAGTAAAAACTAAAAAATCCATTACATATTAACATATAAGAAACATTCTTAAAATACAAATTTTTAGGCATACCCATATATAAAGGAATAAGTGTTATAAAAAACGAAGAATATGCATTTAATATTTCTGGAGCTTCATAATTTTGTAATTTTGATTCACAAAAATTATGATGAAAAATAATACTGTTCATATAATATTTAAAGAAATACTATTTAAATATTATTGCCAAAAACAACAATATCTTTTATAAATTGAACTTGATTTTACGGTTTCAGGTAAACGCGTATTATTTGGATATATTTTATTTGATTTCCATGATTTCTTTTCTTTGTAACAAGAAATACAAATTTCACTATTTTTTAAACAATCATCACATAAATTAATTTTACACTCATTACACTTACGTAAATAACTAGCCTGATTACATTTATTACAATAGATAGTTGATTGTTTTTTTTCAGTTATATTTTCTTGTGAGGGTTTTATTTTTATAAATCCTTTTCTTTTTTCAGTTAATCTTTTATTTAATAAGTCTTCTGAATAAGGACCAATATATATTTCATTTGACATTTATATATATAAATATTTAAAAAACTATTTAATTCATTATTCTATGTTTAAAATATAAATTTCGTTTCCACAATCATAGAATTTATTCACAATTTTTAATCCAGTTTTTTCAAATAAAATTTCAATTTCATTTAATTCAAATATATAATAATAACGCGGGTGTTTATTTTTCCAATAAACAATATTGTCACCATATTTATCAAAGGTTACTCTTGTTTTTTTTGGCTGGTTTATTGACCATACTGAAATAATAATAATTCCTGATTTTTTAATAAGACGTTTCATTTCAAATAATGCATTTAACCTATTATTTTCATTTGATAAATGATGAAAACTAGCAATACACATAACAACATCTGCTGAATTTGAAGGTAATTGTATGTTTGTCATTTCACTATAAATTGCTTTTAACTTATTATTATTACACATTTCAACAAATTTTGTACAATTATCTATTCCTATAAACCGGTGTTGATTATATTTCATATTACGTCCATTTCCACATCCTATATCATATATTAATGAATTTATTGGTATTGTATTCATTATATTACTTATCCAAGGCCAATTATAGGTCCTGGTTATATTGAATTCGTTTGCAATAATATCATAAATATTTTTTACATAATTAATTTCATAATCTATATTCATTTTAAAAGCATTTATAAAATTAATATTTTATCAATTTTATAAAAAAAATATTTAATTTAAGTTTATATTTATTAA